AGGCTTATAAATAGTAAACATCGACTTTCTTTTAGAGGTAGTTACATTAAGAATTGTACCCTCTTTATTCTCTTCAGTTACGATAAGGTCGCTATCGTCTTCTACCATAGTCATTGAGTATCCTTTGTTCTCCAGTCTTCCAGCGATTGTTCTTCTGGAAGTATCTGTGCTTTCTAGCAAACTGTTCTGTTTTGATGTCAGGGCCACCCTTAAACAAGGATTCAGCCCTGACTTTAACCTCAGCAAGGTAATAGGGAAAGATCGTATCATCCATGTCTGGAGTAGAATCGTCTGTCAGAATGAATGACGGAAGCTTAATCCCTAGTACCATAGTCTTACTGCTTTGCAGAGTAGTATCTACAGAGCTTTTATAACTATCGAAGCAAAGATACGTATCATCAAATGATGTGTAATAGTCAGGCATCTTGCTGTTATCGATAGGGAGAGATATTCCTGATACGGGGTCGGTAACAATAATTATCTCGGATGAAGAGGTATCCCTCTTGACAATTCTCTGAATAAATTCATCCGGTAAAATATAATCAATAAGTTTGTAGTCAAGTTGTCCAGCAGTCTCAGATACATTGTATCTCAACTCCTTGATCTCAGTGATGCTATCAGCATCCATAAAGTTAGGACGAGTAGAATCAGACAGCCCAGTTACTGTCATCAACTCTGTATGTTCAGGAAGATCAACAGTAGTAATTACATCATAGTATACACTCCTACAGACATTAGCTATTTGGGTTGCTTCTACTGTATCGGAAATGCTGTTAACCTCATCGGAGTCCAAATCATTCAGGACATCCTGAACAATCTCCAACAATGTCATTTTAATTGTTGCCATGTGTTATCTAGCCTTATGTACACGGGCTGAGATTAGACCAATATTAATGATATTGGCAGTACCGGGATCTGTTTGAAGATAGATTCTAGCACCATGAGACACCATATTAGATGTAACTGGGAATAATGCAGTTTCAGTAATAACCTGACCAGCACCCTTAATCAGGGATACCGTTGTTTCCCCAAGAAGTGTAGCATAGGTAGTACCATCAGAGGAGCCATAAAGAATAATATTAATAAATGAAGGAGTACCCGGATTAAGATTATAAATCTGAAATGTAGTAGTAATAGAATGAAGATCTCCCGCAGCAACAAACTGGAGAGTTTCAGTACTCAGGTTCATGAGACTCGATGTTACACCCGCAAGTGTAATCGGGATCTGAGATACCGTATCATCTGTCGTAAAGGGAAGGAGTACAGCTGTAGTACTAACTGCTAGGGCTGTAGTCCCTACGTATGTCGTATTAGTATACTTACCCCAGCCTGTACCGGGGAATCTGTTAGCGTTAGTCCATGTACCAGAGCCACTACCATTAGCTAGATAAAGCTGGTTAGCTGAAGCCGTAGAGATACCCTTAGGCTCATGGAGGTTAGGATCTGTCAGACTTGAATGTTGTACGTTAGCCATCTATAGTTCACCCCGGAGGACCATTAGTATTATTATATCGATTCTTTCAAAGATGTCAAGGGGGACCATCTCTGATCCCCCAAGAGTAGTGTTACACTTCGATGTATTCGACCACCAGTCTACCACGGCCAGCAGTCACCGTACCACCAAGGGTCGTGTAGACGTAGCCATTAGCAGAACCGATAGAAAGCGTACCACCAGCCAAAGCACCGTTACAAAGAACGACTTCGTTTGTATCAAGATCAGCCTGTGCGATAGTAGCATCAATGCCATCGGCATCAATAACTGTACCATCCTTCTGGGCCAGACCAATGGTCAGGGTACCAGAAGTACCAGCCATAGCTGTAGTAACGATCAGCGTAGCCTTCTTGATGTACGAGCCAGCCGGAACGAAAGCTTCATGCGACCAAGCCGCAGCGGTAATCGCTGTAGCAAAGTTAAAATCAACAATCAGTTCCTTTGTAGCACCCATAGTAGAGAGGCCAGCACCGCTCTGTTCAGCCTCAGGGCCAGTGAAACGGACTTCAAGCCCGTCAGAGTTTGTCCAATCAACACTCATATTAATATCCTCCTATTAAACCGAGGCGTTCGAAAGAACGGTAACAAGGTTCTCCGGACGATAGAGCTTGACACCATAACGAGCGGTAGTCACAAACTCTGTACGCTGGAGGTCCTTATTGTACTCAGTATCGACCTCAGGCATCTGTCTCCAAGCACCAATGAACGGAACAACCGAAGCATCAGCAGAGAAGAACAGGTTAGCCTTGAAGCCAGCGCAGTTCACAGTCTCAAGCGTTTCCGAAGAGATTGTAGCCAGACGCTGCGAAGTATAGACATCGAAGCCGTAGACGTTACGGACGAAGCGCATACCAGTTGCAATACCCGAAGAGACAATACCCTCGAACATCGGGTTGTTGGTGAGGGTAGAAAGCTGTGTACTCGTCTCAATGGTGTAAGCCACAGAGGGGTCCACAATAGCGACACGGTTATTAGCCGAGACATTCGCAAGGTTCAGCGAGAGGTTAGCACGGGCGAAGTCATCCACCTTAATGACGCTGCTAGAACCAGTAGCGACATAACGATGCTTACCACCGTTAATCGTATTAGTATTAGCAGCCGTCTGCTGAGACTGAAGACCAAGGATAGCCTCCTCAACATGCTCCATGATAGCCCGCTCCTGCTCAGGCACAAAGCGCGAGACAAGTTCGTTCATGTAGAACATATCCTGCTCAGCCTTCTTCGTCACGTATGTACCCGAAGAGAGGTACTCAGTGATCTGGAAGGTGAACTGACCAGTGTCGAGAGGACGGTACTTAACCGCTTCGTCTTCAACGTAGTCATCGACATACGCCTGACCAATCGACGGGATCTTAAACGTATCGCCGTCAGGGAACTCCTGAAGCCAGCGAACGTATGTCTGAGCCATAAGCTCATCACGCAGAATCTCCTTAAGCTCACGCGACCAAACTTCAGCGCGAGTAAGGAGAGAAACATTACCAGTTGTCATACCCGACATATCTGATTCTCCTTTATATTATGTTAAGAGTTGTAGAAACGATCCCCTAGTCTTTCACGATCCTGAAGCATACTGTTCTGGATCTTAGGGGAATAGTACAAACTCCGATTCTCCTTACGCATCTTCTGATAGTAAGAAAAGTCACGGTCCTGAGAATAAGAGTTGAAGTTCTCACTACGAATTGTTGACTGGGTAGTAACACCAGTGGAAGTACTAGTCTTCTCACCCATCTTCTTAACTCCAATCAACTGAAAGAATGCTGTAGGGGATTCGGCTGCAATTTCCTTAAGCCTGTCGAGAGACATATTAAGCTCCAGACTCTTAGCCTTTAGGACATCCGCAGTCTTATCACCATACTGCCTCTGCATCTCTTCTCCAACTACGGAGATATTCTGAGAAGCAGTCTTACTCTTTTCCTTCGCAGTAATCACTTTTTCTACAAGGGCTTCAAAGTCACTCGCGCTCTGAGTGGTGTTCTCAGTATTAGAGGAACTGGTTGTTACCGGAGTAGGCTGTTCTGCACCAGTCTCAGAACCCTTGCTCATCTGTTCAAGGAGACTCTTAGCATAGTCCTGCTTTGCAAGTTCTGCCCGAAGTTCGTCAAGCGTCTTAGTGATTTCACCAATGTGCCTATCGGCTTCAAGCTTACCTCTAGCAAGGGCTTCGATATCCCTAAACTTCTTGCCATCTCCTACCAAATGATCTACAAAAGACTCTTTTGTCTGGGTCTGTTGCGTTTCATTTGTCGTACTATCCGTGGTCGCGGAACTAAAAATGTCGCTCATTATTATTTTACCTCTTGGTCTAGGTGTAAGATATTAATAATTTCTGTTAAAGCCCTGTTGTAACCATTGCGGTCTGCTTGCTTGTAAGCCCAACTAGGACTATCGTAATCATTAGCGATTACAATCTCTTTAATCTTGCTGTTGACAATCTGCTCAAGCTTATCTAGGACATTCTTAGCAGACTTGACTTCCTTCTTAAAACCTTCCTGTTCGTCTTTAGGAAGGTCCATAAACCAGATAGTCTTCATTAAATTCCTTCATCCATAGCGATTGCATTCTCTTCGTCAGCGATAAGCTGGACTTCCTGTGCAACCTTCTGTGTTTCATAATTCTCATAGATAGAGATGTTAGAAGCAAAGAGACTCTTTTCACCAA